AAAAAAAACATAATTTTTTATTTTGTAGCCTGTTTATCACATATTCCCCTATTTCCGAACTCACAAAACTTGCAATTCTTTTTAGCGGGACCAGGTACTTTAGGAAATGGGATATCCCTAAACTTACCCTCATCATCAAATACGGTATTAATAAATGCCATAAATTCATCATATACTTTGGTTACCGATGGTGCTCCATTTGATGGAATGTGTTTTGAAATATACGGTATCGGAAATGCGGAATCTTCGGGTAATTTCCTACGAAGAATTTGATATTCTACTCTAATTTTGTTTAAAGAAATATTAAATAATTCTGAATAGTACTTTTTATAAAGAAGAATTTGAGAGTTCTTCATCTTATCCGCTTTTTGGTATTGATTCCATCCCATTGTAGATGTCTTAAGGTCAATAATAATAATTTCATTAGATGCCAAATCTCTCAATACGATATCTATGAATCCAATAAAATGCACACCCTCTTTAATGGTTGCGTTTAATGGAATCTCAATACCTACTAATTCAAATCCACTCTTTGAGTAAAATTTACTAGAATATTTTTTAAACCACGTAAGTATCCTTCTACCATCTCCATAAAATTCTTCTAATTGTTCTTGGGTACAAGGAGTTCCTTCACTCATTTTTTCAACTTCTCCCTTATACGATTTTCTCATATTTTCCAATAAGAGACCATCCATACTAATTTCATCAGCCTGCTTTTTGGAAACACCATACATTACCGATAAGTAGTGTTGAATAGTTTCATGCATAGCACTACCAAAGATTGTATGGATGTTAGATGAACTTTCACCTAACTTATCTATGTAGTTTAACTTATATTGATGAGGGCAGTTACTCCACATTGAGTACTGCGAAAATGATACTTTTGCCATTATGTTTATTTATGTAAAGATACGAAAAAATGGTGATATTACCAAATTAAACTTTGAGTTTTAACTTAGTAATTAACTTAGGGTCAGTACCATACGCCTCTGCGATTCGTTTAATTTCTTCTCGACCTATTGCACTTTCGTATAATATATCAAGATATTCGGAGGCCTCATTGGTTGAAATTCCAAACCATTTGGCTACTAAATCAATAATCCATTGGTCATAATCTTTAACGGATTTACCTTTCATGTATTTAAGATATGTTTTACCTTTTGGTAAAATTCCAATCAATGCTTTATAAACTGCACGAGGTGGGGCTTCTTGTATGTATGGTTGTATTTCCGCTATCGTTTCAATCCAATCCGGATTCATAGACATATAACGAATGATTAACCAATTACTCCAAGTCTTTTTATCCGCATCATCTAACTTATCCCAATACTTTGGGTCCTGGTCTTTTGTTATTGCGTTAATATGGTCAAATAATCCTTTTGCCATTAGTCTTCTACTTTTAAACCCGGAGGTAATAATTCATTAAGTACTTCACCACAATCCCCACAAAGGAATAGTTCAACCGGCAGTACTTCATCTTTTGGTTTACCAGTTAATAACTTTGAAATCTTACGGAATCCAAACCCTTGTACGAAAATCTCACCACCACATTTCTTACATCCGATTGCTTCTGTTTTTTCTAATGGAATTGGTTTTTCTTCTTGTCCTCCGATTGGTTGTCCACCTGCTCCTAAAATGTTAGCCATGTTAAATAATATTTAAAATTTGAATTAATGTAGCTGCTGCGATAATTTCTTTATCAATTGCTACTGCTGATTTACTTACACCATCTCCTAATACAAGAATAACATTGGAAGTATTTTCTCCCGCATATTCATCTACTTTATCGTATAACAATGTAAATAATTCCGTAAAATCAGTTGTTTTTGCATCCAAAATTGTCTGTCTTACTTTCATGTATTTATTTCTCTTATCATCCTTTGATTTAAGTATTTCCAAAACTTTCATCTTATAATCATTATCTAAAAGATTTTGAATATCTACATGCAATTTTCCTTTAAGAGAATTTAATTGACAAGTGTTGATTGATTTACGGATATCTGGATAACAAGAATCTATAATTGGAACTAAATCTTTAATATCAAATTCAACTCCTTCCGCTTTCAAAATTTTACTCATCTGCATTGCAACATCTTTCTTAGTTGGTGGGATAATTTGAAAAGTTTGACAACGGCTTTGAATTGGTTCAATGATTTTCTCAATGTAATTACACGTTAAAATGAAGCGACAATGTGCTGAAAATGTTTCCATCAAGTTTCTTAAGATAGCTTGTGCGTTTGGTGTCATATAATCAAACTCATCCAATATAATAATTTTATATTTTTTAAATCCCATTGATGATGCGAAGTTCTTTACTTTATTTCTTACAGTCTCAACGTTGTTCTCATCAGATGCGTTGATAATCATATAATCACATTCAATTGATTTTACAATTAATTTTGCCAATGTTGTTTTACCAGTACCGGCTTTTCCAAATAATAATAAGTGTGGTACGTCTTCGGTTTCCAAATAACCCGCTACTTTACCTTTTAAATGCTCATTACCTACATAATCATCTAATTTAGATGGTCTATATTTTTCTACCCATAAAGAATGGGTTATTTCTTCTTGTTTATATTCAAACATATTTTATTTTTTTATTTTCCAGTTGAACCAAATCCACCTTCACCTCTTAACGTTTCCGATAATTCATCTACTTCAATTAAATCTACAGTAGGATGTGGGATAATCATAATTTGACAAACTCTATCACCTACTTTATACCAATCATTAATATTAGTATGAGATGCACTATTCACTTTCATTTCATCGTACATAGCCTCACCACCAAATAATTTATTGAATGTAGCTTGCAATTCTCCTCTATATCCACTATCAACTACACCAACCGAATTACTTAATTGTAAACCTGTCTTTCTAATCGATGAACGAGGAAATATCAATCCCACAAATCCTTCAGGTATTTCTAATGCTATACCCAACCCATATGTTATTTGCTCCGGTGTATCTGATATAATTGATGTTGCCACCAAGTCCATTCCAGCATCGCCTTCTTTAGCGTATGTTGGTATCGTTGCTAATGGATTAAGCTTCTTTATTCTCACTTTCATTTTCTAAATTTTGTTTTGTTAATTCCAATTGTTTATTTCTAAGTTGTTTACCTTCATCTGTCAATTCTCTAGCGAATAATTTAAATGATTTGCCGCTTTTGTGAGTAAATGTAATATACGATTCCTTTGTATTTGCAATAGTGAATATTACTTTAGGTTCTTCGTCATTACTATCATTTTCACCAGTCCAAGCAAATATCTGAGGTTCATCTTCATCGAATTGAAAACACCACTCACAATTTTCTAATTTTTCAGGTTCGCGTAATTTAATTTCACCCAATTGTTCCAATGGTTGTATTTCAACCACTTCTTGTTTTTTTACTTTTTTATTTTTTGCCATAATTTTATTGTTTGTTTGTTTATTTATACAAATATACGAAAAAAAGTTTAGAATTCAAAAAACTTTTTTGCATTTTGAGAATCCGCCGATGCCATTTCCCACTTCAATGCACCATAGAAATCATTTAATTTATTTTCTAATTCCGCTTTATAAATTCCATCTCTATCAACATATTGATTTATAAAATCTAAAATTTCTTTTGGGTCATTATAATCTCTAAATGCAGCGGTTTCGATTCCTAATGGATTGCTTTTGAGATATACCCACTTAACTTTCTCACCATCTCTAATTGGTTCGTGTTTAAACGGACACTCAAAGAATTTAAGTAATCGATTATAAGTGATTCCGGCCTTAACGTGCGCAGGTGTTCCTTTTTCAAAGTTAGCAATTGCCAACCCACTATCCTTTCTCCATTTACCTTTATCATATTTACTTAATTCTTTAATAGCTCCGCCTTTAGCGATTTTATTAATATGTAGGGTTGGTAAATTCTTTTTAAATTCTAAAAGTGATTCATTTATCTCTTGATTCGTTTTACCCATTAGGATATCTTTTAACATCTGAGCCATAAAATCCTGAAACGCTTTGGGGAATGAGCTTCTAACTACGTCTAATCCTTTAACATCCAACTTATCACATGGTATTCCATTTTTCAAAATCATCCATTGTGCATATCGTTTCTTTGCTACCCAAAATCCAGCTTTACTAATATATTCTTTTTTAATCTCAAATCTATGTTTGTCTTTTGGAATACAAAAAAATCTTTCGGCTAATAGGTCATAAAACGAATTTAAAAATGCCTGCGTTTCATCTGCAATAATATTTACTTCTTGCGCCATTCTATTTTGCTCAAACGTTTTATATTCCGGATATCTATGTTTCACCAATGGTTCGGCCATCATATAAATTGAGTCAGTATCAATATAAACATTATAATCTTCCTTTGTACCCAATTCTTTCTGATATTTGAGATTAGCCATCTCAGCGGTTTTCTTAATTACAGTTTGTCCAGTAATTGTAACTGCCTCTGCGTTATCTATATCATAGAAACGGAATGCAACTAATCCCAATACACCATACATCGAATTTAAAAGAATCTTTTGTACTAATTGACGTTTGCCATAGAACTCATATTTTTCAGTATCACCCGCCTCTCCATACTTTTTTTCCAATTTTCTGAACTCAACTCTTTGTTTGAACCAATTATCCAAGATATCAGCAATCAAACCCGGTTTCTTTTGAGTGTATAATACTCCATTTGCAGCAACTCCCAATTGATTATCGGCAATAACTTCTTCTAATTCTTTTCGGTTATATGAAAATTCTTTTGTTTTCCCTACTATCGTATATTGCCTATCTTCTCCTCTAACCCAAGATTCAGGATTCCAATCGGCAATCTTACCAACCTTTGTTTCAGGACTAATGTTTAAGGTCATAATGATTGATGGGTATAGGGATGTTAAATCCAAATCATATATCCAATCATACTTTCCAACGATGGGTTCTTTTACATATGCCCCAATGAATTTTTCTTCACCAGCTTCAGTTTGTTCTGCAAGTTTATCTTTGTGATTCTTTGGTTTATTTGGTGCTACTAATCCTTTCTTTTTAAGATAAGCCAAGCATGCTCCTTCTAAATACTTTGATGAAAAGATATAATCTTCATATGGAGTAAATCCGGAATGACAAATCGCTCTAGATAAATCTATAAATTGTAATTTCGCATCCATCTCTACTATCAATTCAACATCGACAATATTATACTCGATAAACTTTTCCAAATCATTTTCAAATAAGTCATCCAAACTTCCTTCATATTCAATCTTACCTCTGCCTAATTCTTTTGTTGCAATATGATTAAGTGTATATGAACTCTCTAATCCAAAGTTATAACGTTTATATAAACCAATATAATCCATAATACTCACACCAGCAACGCTATAACGATTACGGTATGGTGACCAATATGTCTTACCTATACAAGAAAGACGACTTGCGTGTCTTTCACCACATACATTCTTAATACGATTGAAAAGATATGGAACGTCAAAGAAATCAATATTCCAACCCGTCCATATTGTTGGATTAACACCTTCGTAATAAGTTAGATATCCCATAATAAGACCATGTTCATCATCATATACATGCATATGAACATCTCTACCATTTTTATTAAATGATTTACCTTTTACTTTTTGTTTCTTATCAACAACAAATACGTGATATTCTTTTGAAGCGTTGTCATATGCCGCGATTGAAGTAATTTCATTTTCGGCTTTTTCAATACTTGGAAGTCCTGTTATCATTTCTACCTCGATATCAAATGTTAAAACGATATGCCCTTTTGATGGCACATCATCGCCATATAGGTCAACTAAAACTCTAGTAGTTTCAGGTACATCTGATTCAAACAGTTCTTCTCCACTATCCTTTTCCCATTTAAACACTTTGGTTAATTTATCACCATACATCGATTGATGTTGGCCGTTAGGGTCTTTAACATAAGCATATCTCTGATATGGAAATGTGCGATACCCTAACGTGTCATCCCATAGGTGTATTAAATTTTTTTGTCTTTCGAAAAATATGTTTTGGTACATTATGGCTTATAAAATATAAAAATTGGTTCGTATTTGTAAAATTGTCCTTCTATCTGCATGCTATTCTTTGCCTTTGATAAATCCATTCCGGTCATTGGACTCATTGTCATTCTTAGTTTTCCTTTGTATTCACATCCTAAACTTGTAAGAATATCAATACTATCCTGTTCTAACGGATAAAACTTATCGGGCCCTACTTTGATATCTGCAATATTCCAGCAAATATATCTGTCATTGCGAAGATACTCATATATAGTTTCAAGTGTTGGTCTTAAAAAACCATCTCTCCAACTTTCATAGTTTCCGAATTTCTTAAATGACTGAGAGTCATCATCGGAATATCGTTCTCTATCAAAGTACGGTGGTGAAGTAAATGCAAAATCTAGTTTTCCTTTATACTTTTGAAATCTAACTTCATCTTTGATTACTTCAGAACCGGTTGTAAATATTTCGTATGTGTTTGCGTGTCCCCAAAATGCGTTTGCCGCACCAGGTACTTTATTGTTAAAGAATTCTGCCAAATACTCATATCTACTCTTTCCAATTTCTTCAATCCAGTTTTCAGTATTGGGGTCATTTCCTATGTAATGTATATTTCTATCATCCACACTCAATGCTCCCAATATTCTACCACCCCAACCCGCTGATGGGTCATATATGTTGATTACATCCTGTTCTTTGATGTGTTGAGTGAATCTTTGGTATAGATACTTTGCAGTCAATGGTGGAAAGTTTACAACAGCTTGTGTTCCCATTCCAATACGAAATGCAGCAGTTGCTTCTGGAAATATTCGTTGTCCTAATGGATATATTTTAATTTGAATTGGTTGTTTTGGTACATCCACTAAATTATCAATATTTTCTCCCCAATCAGCGGTTTTTAATGAAGATATGTTTTCATATTTCAATATACCGGCATTATACAGGTCTCTAACCTCTTGTGCAGTAATTGGTGGTGATGGAACTTTACTATCTGCTTGTGAAAGGCAAAATCCATAACCCTCTTTCTTATTACCAGCTACCCATTTTTCAATCCACTCTTTGCCACTTTGGATATGTGAGTTATGAAATTCAGGATTATCCAAATGCAATGTTTTAGAAAAACGATACATACCGTCTTGCCTAGTCAATCGTCTCATTTGTTTAATAAACTCTGACAAATATAAATCATCCGAAAACACATCATATATGGATGGCTTTGGTTTATCATATGCACTTCCACCGATTCCGGTTTTATACATAGCTGGAAAAAATTGATTTACCGGTGTTGCAAATTTATTGAAGTTAAAGATGACTTCGTTTCCGTCATCATCTTTTTCTTCAAATTTATTTACTTTATAAGTTTGTAACTTTGAAAATTGTTCAATCATTTCTGATTCATCTACTCCAATTCTAGGTGGTGCACCGGTCTCGTTCCACTTTCGTACAGCCAGCTCTCTAAAAAATGCCACCCACTTTTCAAAATCGGCGAATGGCATTTTGAGAACATCTTCATACAATAAGTTTACTTTTGGTTCGTACAACCATTCATTCTTTTCGTAGAAATATTTTTTTTCGTAATTAAAACTCATTAGGCGCTTAATTGTTGTTCTACTAAGAAATATTTTGCAACAAAATCATCAACTTTAAATTCAACATGCGAAATACCTTGTGTTGATACTTTTAATACCACCGAAGTAGCTTCTTTGTTTGCAGTTAAAATTTCTTTTAGATATTTTGCTGAGAACGATATTGGTTTAACTTCAACGTCATATGCATCGTTTACTACAAACGTAACTCTAGTTGCATTGATATTTGAATATCCCAAAACAACGTTTAATTGCTTCTTCTCAGTTAAAACGGTAAACGTATCAACTTCACTCAATGCGTTTTTAGCTTTAATGAACTTATCAATAAATGCACCATCGAAGTTGATTTCAATATCAAACTCTGGTAATTTTTTCAAATCTGGTACATTTGGGATAACTGCTAAATCTGCCAATGGGAATTGGAATTTTGTAGAACCATTTTTAACAAAAAGATTTACAGCTTTGTTTTCAATTTGTTGAACATCTAATTCAATATCTTCTCCAACTACTGAAAGTAGCTTTGATAATTGAGATGTTGTGTACACTCCTAAATCAGGTGCACTAAATGCGAAATTATCTAATTGTATTTCACCTAATACAGTCTTGTCATCGGATATAAAACGAGTAACTAATTTGTTATCTTCTGTTTTCCATGTAACCGATTCTACCAATCCACCCAAACTGTACTTTTGGATGAACCTTGTTAATTTTGCTTTGTTCATTGTGTTTATTTTAAATTTTAAATTGTTACTACAAATATACGATAATTATTTTAAATTACCAAATTTATTTTTCCCAAACCCATATTGGTTCTCCAAATGCGTGGTTTTTGGTTTCTTCGGCTTTTTCTTTCAATTCATCCGAATAATATTCCGATACAGCCATCCCAGCACCCCCACTATTGGGTCTTTTTGTCATTTCCATACCTATACACCCTTTATAAGTTAATCCCTTAGATTGAAGGAAATCGTTCATAGAATTGGTTATATCCACATACCCCTTATCCGGTGCGGAAAATACATCCGCTATATTAACTGCAAGTATTCCACCTTTCTTAAGTGTAGGTATAATTTTTTCTAAAGTTGCATGAAAGAATCCTTTATTCCAATCATCAAACTTCTTATATCTAACCCAACTCTGTGTATCATCTAAGCTATATTTTTCCGTATTGAAGTATGGTGGCGATGTAAAGATTGTATCAAAAAAGTTTTCATATTCCGAATAATCCACATCTTCAGCTGCCATTTCTAACATTTTTGCATCCTTATCATCTTCAAAAAATGTTTTATGTTTTTTATAAAATTGTATTTGTTTTTCGTAGTTAGCGTGATTGTTACTATTCGGGTCAATTCCTAAATAGAATTTTGTTGTTTCGCCTGCAAAAAAACCACACAATCTATCACCCCATCCAGCAGAAAAATCTAATACATTTTCACTTTGAAATTTATCATAGAAAGCTTTTGCAATAACCGGTTTAAATTGAGATGCTACATATTTTCGTAAAACGGTTGCCATCCTTAATGTTTCCTGATTTACCTCTAATAACATTTTATCTAAAGTAAAATACGCTCTTACTATTGTTTTAATACCATCTACTGTTTGCCATGCTTTCCAACCAGAAGGAGTTCTCACCCAATCAACTTTCCAACGAGTTTCAATGTGAAATGGATTTGATGCATTATTACCAACATTTGTTCTTTTAAAATAATAATTACTATTATCGTATGTAAGTGGATAGTTTGATACTCTTTCATTTCTAGGAAACCACTTGCCTTCAATTAATATATCCGGCCACCAAGTTCCTTTTAATTTTTTATACGCATCAATTGTATCTTGTTCCGTTATAATTGGTATTGGAGCGGGATATGTATGTAATACTTCTGATAGTTCGTTTACAATCTCCTCTTTAGTATATGTTTTTATAATATCTTGCCACTCATCTTTATTTATATAAAGATATGGTTTCATATTATAAAACTTTTTAAAATGTTCTTTTATCATAATTTTTTCCAAATCCAAATGGGTTCACAAAATGTTTTATCGCCGGCCTCAGCGGCTTTTGCTAATGCTTCTTCACTAAATCTACTTTCATCACCTTCTATAATAGAAGCCGCACCTGCACTACCTGGTCTTTTAGCCATCTCCATACCCAAACATCCTTCGTATTCCGCTCCCAATGTTTTTATAAAATCATTCATTGGATTACATATTTCTTTATATCCTTTACCATCACCTTTTGAACTTGCATAAACATCTGCTATATTAATAGCCAATATTCCACCTTTCTTAATTGTAGGCCAAACATTTGCAATTGTTTTATGAAGAAATTGTTTATTCCATGCATCTATGTTTTTGTATCTTACCCAACTCTGTGTATCATCATAAGAATATCTTTCCACGTTAAAATATGGTGGTGAACTAAATACAATATCAAAGTGGTTTTCATATATTGATAAATCCGCGTCTTCGGCAGGTGATTCGATAAAATCTGCCTTCTTATCGGTTTCAAAAAAACTATTATGTTTTGTATAAAATTGAGCCTGTTGATTATAAATTGGATGGTTTTCTTTTCTAGGGTCGATACCTACATAATGTTCTCCGAATTCAGATGCAAAGAAGCCACATAATCTATCACCCCATCCCGCTGATATATCTAATACATTCTTAGCTTCGTAAAAATCATATAGAACTTTTGCAGCATTTGGTTTAAATTGTGAACATATGTACTTTCGTAATGATAAACATACTCTTAATTGGTTTCTACCAACTTCATCAAATTTAAGAGTGTATAATCCACCCATAAGAGTTGTCATAAATTCTTTACTTGCCCAAGTCCTTTTTGGACCAGGTGATACTGTACCATCTACACTCCAACGGTTTGCTTGTTGAAAGTGATTTGATGAATCATTCCCTGTATTTAATCTACGAATGTATTGTGGTTTTCCTTTAAAATCTAAAGAATATCTAAATTCCGATGCTTTTCTAGGAAACCATTCACCTTCGGTAAATAATTCATTCCAACGTATTCCTTTTAATGCCAAATATTCTTTTCTAGCATCATCCTCACTTATATCTGCATAAGGAAGTGGATATTCCATACAAATTGTTGCCAATGAATCTTTAACATCATCTCTATTAAAGGTGGATTTAATATGTTTCCACTCTTGTGAGCTAATATGAAGGTATGGTTGCATACCTTTGAACTTATCAAAATAATCTAAATACATACTGTTTCTATATTTTTATCGGCAACTAGTCTTAGTCTGAAAACTATACCATTAATAATACCATCGGTTTTACTGGTCCAACTTATATCACTATCTTTTACAAAACCATATCGTTCATAAAATAATACAGCTCTATAATTGAATGCTCTAACGGTTAAAAATAGATTTTCTGCATGAACTGATTTACAATATTCCACAAATTCATCCAATACTTCTTTAGAAGAATTTGATTTAGAATGATTGGTTGCAATTTGATGAAGAATAAAATCTCCTTTCTTTTTATATGTAGTTGCATTTCTGCTCATTCTACCATGTGATTTATATCTACCAAAAGTGATAACAACGCCATCTTGCAGTATCATTCCACCTTTTTCAATATATTTCTCCAACTTAAAACCCTGTTTATGAAGGTGTGGAAATATTTCTGGGTACAAATCTATGATAGAAGATGCTTGATTTACCGCTTCTATCATTTCAGCCGAACCCCTTTCTGCTTTTACAAAATTAAGCATTTTTAAAAAATTTATTTTGGTTTATTTGGTCTTTATACAAAGATATGGATTTTAATTGAGATTTCAAAATATCTTTTCTGGCTTCCATCATATCACCGGTTCTACATCCTTTAGCGAAATATACTTTAGGTCTATATAATAGTTCATCGGAAATCTCTCCTTTAAAAGCTGCTCTTAATAAAGGTTTCATATGATTATTTTCTTTCTGATATAAAGGTGGTATGTTCAATGTATATTCTACAAAGGGTCTCCAACTATACGGTGTTCGTACTTCAACGGTACCACCCCACATTATGGATTGGTTGGTAGTTAAGAAGTTTGTTTTATGAACATCCTCTACTAATTTTCTTCTAGCTTTATCATAATCTTCCGGTCTCCAATGGAACGCCTGAATGTGTCCATAACTACCCCATATTTCATCTGAAAGGTCACCACTAAAGACAACTTTAAATCCCAATTCATTAATCTTTTTAGATAACGCAATTTGAGCTATTGCTGAGCCTACGTTTTGCCATCTACTTTGTTCAATAACATAAAGTGTTTCATTGATTGAATCTTCAACATCTTTCTCAGTTAGAATAATTTCATGTAGTTTTACACCAAATTCTTTTGCAGCAATTCTAGCATATTTTATATCATCATTCTTAGTATCACCGTCTCCCATTGAAACCACAAATGCTTCAATATTAGGGTTTATCTTTGAAAGTATGTAAGTTGTTATCACCGAATCAATACCCCCACTCAAAATGGTGCAGATTGGAACGTCAGATACCATTTTTACTTTAACCGCTTCTTCCAACATTTTTCTAATATTCTTAACAATAGTTTCTCTATCATCATTTATTATTTCATTTGGAAGTTTATAATATGTTACGGTATTATGTTCTAATGTTTTATAGTTGTAATCTAAGAATGTACCTGGATAAATTGCCTTTATTTGTTTTTCATATAAATCTGAAATTGGCAATCCTTTCTTTTCCGAACAAAATACTAATTTACCATCGTTATCAATTGCATACCATAATGGCAATTCTCCAACATAATCTCTAACAACAATTATTTTATTAATTTTAGTATCAACTATTGCAAATGAGAACATCCCATCCAAATCTTTGAATGAATCAGTTCCAAATTCACAATAAGCATTAAGAATTATTTCAGTATCAGATTTTGTTTTAAATGGAATTGTAATTTTATCTTTTAATTCTTTTGTGTAATTACTACCCCACAACTCTCCATTATATACAATACACACAGTCTTGTCACCATTCCACATTGGTTGGTTTGCTGTTGAAGATAAATCTTGAATTGAAAGACGATTGTGTCCAACAAAGACACTGTCTATCTCGTCTACAATAGAAGCATCTCTGCCTCTATGAATTATTTTTTGTAAATGGGTATGGGTCTGCTTACTAGAAGTAAACCAATTACCGCCTATTATTCCACACATATAACAAATTTACGAAACTTTTTTGATATTACCAAATCTATTTTATTGCCTCATTGATAGCATTTGTATATGCTATCTTAGAAGTTAATCCTTGAAATCTTTCAACAACTACACCATCCTTCTCAACAATTACTAATGGAATAGATGTAACACTATATTGTTGTGCTTCTTCAGGTGAATTATCAACATCATATTCAATGAATGTTGCTTTACCATTGAAATCATTTTTTAAACCTTCCAATACTGGTTGTAATGCCCTACAAGGTCCACACCATACTGCTCCAAATTTTTTAACTACTACACTCATCTTTTTTTGTTTTATATTGTTTTTCTAATTCTATGTTTCCTTTTATGTGATTTGGTTCATAAGGACAGTGTCTACAACCGCTACCACAACAATATCCACGTTCTATGTGATAATTGGGTGTAAACACTACCTTACTACCTTCAAAATAATATAAGCCTTTATCTATTTGTTCGAATTGGGGCATATATTGAGTTTATTATATTTTGAACCAAATTATCGTGCATCTTATTTCACTTCACAAGCTCCACCGGCACATGCCAACTCACCACTTAAGTCAGTTGTATCTTCCAATTCTATAACTTTACTTAAGTCAACATCGTTTAATGTTTTCATAAGTTCTTCATATTTTTCTTTTGTACAATCTTCAAATGGTGCTTGAATATAAGTACCACCATCATAAGGCAATACCGATAATCCATTATAGAACTCTTTGTTTTCCCACATCCACTCACCAACTGCTTTCCACTCATGCTCTCTAATAGATATAGTTGCTGATACATTGTGTGAATTGCTTCCAGTTCTATGTCCAGGTTTAATCCATTCACCATGTACTTTTTTAACTCTCTCTAATAATTGAATTGGTGATTCAGTTCTAAAGATTGCAGTATCAGGTGCTTTTTGTGGAATGCCAATTACAGCAGTATCATGTGGTCTGAAATATTCATCTTCTACTAATTCAGGATGATTTAGCACTAAGTGAGAATACATCGATTCGTTCTTACCAACTCTTACTCTACGAATATAATAATCGTTATGCCAAGCATGAATTCCAGATGAAGTTCCTAATGTCAATGAAGTAGTTCCAGCAGGCTTAACCGTTGTACATCTTGCCGATGCGTTAATACCTAATATTTCTGCTACTCTTTTGTTTTCTATTTTCACAACTTTTGCTGCTTCTTTCATATCTAATTTCAAAACTGCACCACTTCCGATTCCTGTCATTGATATTCCTATTAAGGCATCCTTTTCAGTTGTTCTTTGCCAAATTGGTCTTAAGTAATGAAAATCAGTATATCCAGCCTGCAATGTTCCAACAAATGCCGCTGCTTTAACTCTTGCATTCAAATCGTCTTGGTCTACTACATCACTTACATTCACCTCACATAAGTTACAGAATTGGAAAGGTCTTAATGCAATCTCACAACATGGATTAGTTCCCCAATCTTTATCATTTGATAAGTAGATACCAGGCTCACCTGCTCCACTTGCTTCAATTCGTTTCCATAAGTCCATAAAATACTCTTTAGTAATTTTATGTCTCATTAATACTGCTGAGTTATTTGCTCTACCTCTTTGTGGATTTGTTTCCCACCACGCGCCACTCTTACAACTAATCATTTGCTCATCACTTGCAGAGAATAGAGCGATTAATGCTGCTCTACGGATACCACCTGCTAATACCGCATCAGCAATGTGACAAACCATATCGTGCACTTCAATTGGTTTTAATTTCTCACCATCTTTTTTTGCATCTAAGATACCTTCTAATTTGATAAGGCATTCTTTCAATGGTTGAGGACCTGGTGCTTTACCACCTGATGTTACCAATCGTGCTCCTTTCTCTCTAATATCTCTAAAATCAAATACCGGCTTACTACCACCAAAGAAATATGCTTTTACAATTACTGAAACTGCATCAGCCCATCCTTCAATAGAGTCACCAATTAAAAATCTTCTTGTCTTATCAGTTGATGGCTTTCTGATTTCAGGTAAACAATCAACGTGATGTTGTTGTACTGAATAACCTACTCCAGTTCCACCCAATAGTAAGAACATAATTTCTGAAAACACTCTCCAATCATCTACCGGTGCAAATGCACAATTATAAATTCTATTTGGTGATAATTCAATTGGTTTACCTGCGAACTGCATTGAACGCATTGATGGTAATATTTTTTTATTCGATACGAATTTATATACTTCTTTTATTTCCTCTTTTAAATTTGGATATGTTTTTATATGCATATCCATATTTCTTTTTACCAACTCCTTCCAAGTTTCTCTCCTTTTTAATTCCGGTCTGTACTTTGCGTACTTCATATAAACCGTAATGTCCGATAAAATTCGTGTTGAAATGTCCATTTTTTGTAAATTTGTGTTTAGTGTGTGAAAATATTTTAGGAAATCCCTAAAATGTAAGAATAAATATACGGCCTGACACTAAACGATACAGGTCTGTGGATAAAAACTCCACTTTTTTTGAAATTTATTCATGTCAAAATACATAGTGTATTAAAACATAATAAAAGGGGTGTCGCCACCCCTATCATATTATGCTGTTTTTTGCTCTGCAGTAGATGCTTGTCTATATGCAGTAATCAATTTCTTCAAATCACCAATAGCTTTTCTAGCTCTTGATTTGTTTACTTTCTTAGTTCCGTTGTGCTCTGTTTCAAATTGTGTGAAAAGAGTCTTCATTTGTTCGAATAGTTCTTGACTGTTCATGTTTTTTGTTTTTAATTGTTAATTTATCCTAATCCTGTAACCATTTGCGGTTTGTTTCCAACCGGCATTGTTTCAACGTATTTTTTATGCAAAAGTTGTCTTTCAATTTCTACACCACCCGCACTGGCTTTTTGTGCCAATACTCCATCGGATGATGTTGCGGTATAAATATCCAAAGTACCATATGTAGTATCCATCTTTGCTGGGAAAGTAATACCATCCTGTCCAAATCTATTTTTCATAACATGCACTCTTGCGGTGTTACTCAACTTATCTTTAGCTTTTCTACTTAAACTCATAATAAAGTCAGCGTTCATTACTTTAGCGTAACTATCTGCTATCTTATCAGCTTCAATAACTTCACTATCAATTGCTGAACGATTTGTTTGTGATGCTGTCCAAATTGGTATTCCTAACTCACCACTCATTCCTCTTAAATCAATATACACTCCACCTTGCTCAGCGTATGTACTATCGGTTTTGTTTGAATGTGATAATAACAAATCAGCGTAATCCACAATAATTAAATCGGGTTTGTTGCCGGCTGCTATCATTTTTTCTAAGTGAGCCTGAATTGTTTTGGATGATGCTCCTTTTGGTGGAAAGTATTTAACTTTCAATTTACCTTTTAGTTTTTTCAATGAAGTCAATACTTCATCTTTTCTATTCACCAATTCATGTGATGCTATATGAGAAAATACGGTATCGTATCTCAATCCAACATACTCTTGTGATAATTCCATTGAATAATGTGCCACGGTCTTTCCCGCTTTTACAGCAGCCGCACCTAAAGCACATAACACCCAAGTCTTACCAACACCAGACGGTGCAACTACAACTCCTAATTCTCCAGAACCCAATCCACCATTCATCAATTCGTTAATACATTCCCAATCAGTTGATACAGTATCTCGGGATGATTCATCATATCTTTTTTCAAAATCAATAAGATAATCCATACCTAAATCCGAATCAACGCCCACTTTCATTGCCCTATCAACTAACTCTTTAATTCTGTCATAATTGCCAGCTTTTAGTAAATCGATTGATTGTACAATTACATTTTTTAAATTTTGATTTATACAAAACTTTGTGAATTCGTTTTTAATATATTCAAAATCTTCGTGTCCAATTGAAGTATAAACTACTTTGAGTTGCTCTACTACTGCTTTCTTTAAAGACGGATTATCTAGTTTCGATACTTGCCCCTTGAATACATCCAATGTAGGTTCTTTTTTATACTCATCATAATAATCTTTAATCTCTTGTACTATCCATTTGTTAGCATCTGATTCGAAAAACTTCTTATCAATGATTTCACACAATGTGTCCATCATTCTAACATCGGTAAGTAAAGCAGATATTACTTTAGCTTGAAACGATTGCCCATATTTAGAGAGTGTATCTACTTGCTCTGACATCTATTTTACTATTATATTTGTGTAAGTTGATTTCAACCAATCGTTTATATCCTTCCAATTTTGAAGTATTTTGTACTTCATTGCTGCTTTAATAAAATCCATCTTATCAAACTTTTTATTAGGTTCGTTGAAACGGTCTAATATTTTAAGAGTTTGGTTTGTATTGATATGTGCTTCTTCTAATTGCATAAGATGTCTATTTCTTAATACCTCATTTCTTTGTGAAAGGATATCAGCGTATATTTTTGCATCATCTTTCTTAGCTTCACATATATCAAAGAATTCATCAAAGGTAATTAATCTATCTTCCTCTAATTCAGGGAATCTTTTTAATACAGTCTTTAAACCACATCCTTTAACGCCAGGAATATTATCTGAATTATCACCATCCAATGTTCTGAATAGTAAAAGGTTTTGTGGGTACATTCCCCATTCTGCTTTTACTAACTCTCTATCATAAAGTTTCTTTTTAGTTGGTGAATAAACTTTCGTCTTATCATCTACTAATTGTAAGAAATCTTTATCCGTTGATACAATAATACATTCTTCATCTTCACCTAATATTTGTCTAGCTATATTAGCTATCACATCATCGGCTTCGATTCCATCATATATCATTGTTGTAATTGGAAGTGAATCTAACAAATCAACTAACCAAACAAATTGGCGTTTCATTGAAAGTTGTTCTTCTTCCTGTGACATCATTTCAGGGTATTGTCTATTAACTCTAAAACGATTTTTACCTCTATCAGCTTTATATCCTTCAAACACTTCCTTTCTACCTTTAGAACCACCCTTACCATCAAAGATAAGAACTACTCTAGTTGGATTGAATTGACGTATTTGAGAACCAATTGAATTTAATGAACCAATAACTCCACCCGTATGGTCACCATCCTCATTCATTGTAGGATTAGTGGTCCAACTACGGATGAAGGTATTTAGTCCATCAATGACAAGAACTCTACTATTACGCACTCTTAAGTGGTTGGTTTCATGTTCTGATTCTACTTCGTTAAGAAGCTTTTTGTATAATTCTTTCATTTGTTTTTTTGTAACCTTTATTAATCACCAATCACTTCCGAATCTACTACGAGATTATCCGTGTCTAATGAATCTTTTTTGTATCTTAAAATTGTTGATTCACAAATCCTTTTATAGATTTGCTCTCTAACACCAGGGTTAGAATCTAATGTAAGTGGGAAATCTTTCGCTTGGAACTTAATCACTTCGCCTGAATCAATATCAATATATTCATACCAAGCTCCACTTTGTTTCACAATTGCGTTTTCTTTCATACTACCTAACCATGCACCGTAGTTATCAATACCCCTATCAAAGAAGATATCAAAATCTGCTGAACGTAATGGTGGGCCCATACGATTCTTTACAACCTGGCATCTTACTTTGATACCAACAATTCTTTCGTTACCACTACCATCTTTAGCTTTAATCGTTCCCATACTCTTTAATCTTAAACGAACAGACGCGTGGAAAGCGATTGCTTTACCACCCGAAGTTGTCCAAGGGTCAGAGAATGGCATTGCGTTCATCTTTTGTCTTAATTGGTTTGTGAAAACTAGAGTGATTTTCTGTCTACCAATAAGATTTGTGATTTTACGCATTGCTTTGGAAATGATAATTGCTTTATCCGTAGCGTAACCATCCTTACCATAATCAGCTTCCATCTCCTTTTCAGTTGATGCTGCTGCTACTGAATCCACAACGATTGTTACATACTTATCTTTAGAGGAAGTTCTTACCTTCTCAATAATAGTTTCAGTATATTCGAAACATTGTTCAACAGTCTCAGCTGCTACATAAAGTAATTTGGTTGTATCTACTCCAATGGCTTCTAAGAATTCTCTACTTACGGCGTTTTCCGTGTCAATCAATACTGCCAATCCACCTAGCTTCTGCGTTTCCGCAAGTAAGTGAGCTGATACTAATGATTTACCACTTTGTTCTAATCCCGTAATTTCGGTGATTCTTCCAACAGGTAATCCACCATAAGGGCGATTTGATATTGCCACATCCAACATAGATGCTCCGGTCGAAACCCAGCCTTCTACATTTGTTGGTGCATCATCATTATCTAAAAAGAATGCTACCTTTTGGTCTTTTGATTGTTTGTTAAGGGACTCAACGAGTACTTCCGCCAAGTCAACCTCTTTAGTTGCTTTTGCCATATTAACTTATTTATTTTACGAATTGAAAAGGTCATCAAATGCCGATGCCACATCATCTAATTTCTTAGCCGGTGCTACTTCTGGTTTCGATGGAGTTGTATCGAATGGTGCTTCATCATCATTATTGGCAGTTGATGAAAGTGTTTCAGCGGATGCTGATTTTTCATCTTCTGATGCTGCTGATGGGTTTAACCAACCTTCTAATACATTTTTCAATTCTGCATAAGTTAATTCAGAATACAATTCAGTAATTTCTTTCTGATTGTTTAAGTACTTATCCGTATCTTCCTTAGAAGCTGCCAATGGAGTTTCTTTTGGTTTAACACGGATTGTTGTTACAGGGTAAGAAGTACCACTGTCTTCAGCTGATACTACTTCAACAGTAATATCTCTACCTTCATTTGGGTCAGTAATATCACCATAATCGGCATCTGCCATATAACCAAGAATCTCTTGATATACAGTTTTACCAAAGCCCCAGAATTTTACACCTTCACCTTCTTCACCTCTTACCAATACTGGTACGAATGTTCTAAGTTTCGGCTCCATTTTCTTAGCAGCTTTCCAATCTTCCTTATCGCCCATTCTTTTAAGTTTGTCAGCAAACTCAACAATTGGGTCAGGTCTACCGAATGACATCGGAGATAGATAAGTTTTGTTGTTAATGTTGTAGTGAAAGTACAATTCAATGAAAGGATTCTCTTTGTTGAATTTGTAAGGGACTAAACGAATAGTGTGTTTTCCCGGTGCTGGTTTCCAAAGTTCTACAGTTGTTCTTTGGGTGTTTTGCAGTTTGTTAAGTCTGCTCTTAATTGCGTCTAAATTAATAGCCATTGTTTTAAGGTTTTAAGAGTTTATGTTTTATGGTTTTATTTAGGTGAGTGTCCTTCACCCTCTATGTATATAAATATAAAGAGATTACAAATATACAACAAATTATTGGACTTTCCAAATCTTTTTTGAAGTATATTTTATAACCGAATTAAGCATTTATATGGGTTTGAGATTTACTCAAAGATACGAAAAATATTTGATTCCACCAAATAAAAAAGGGAGAATTTTTAGTTTCTCCCTTTTGTTATTATGCTAATAAATGATAATACTCTTTGAAGTGTTTGATTCTATCAGGTAATCCAATTGTACCACCATTTACTCTTTTAGTAATAGATGTTACAACTGCATCAGTAGAACCACCATCAGCCATTTTATGTAATCCGTTTTTAGAGAAGAACCATGCTGCTGATAATAGGGCGTATTTCTCAGCTACTACTTGTGGGTTAGCACAAACATCTTCGCCAATTGATTTACCAAATGCAGTATAGTTATCCTTTCCTGTCAATTGAATATACCCTCTACCACAAAACTTTGCACCATCTCCAGTTGATTCAGGTCCGTTACCCATTCTGCCACCATATACTTTGTTTGCAATCTTCTCCGGCTTTCTTTCGTAAGGTAGAGCTGATTCTAAAGTTGGGAAATATTTCTTAAAGATACCATTCAAACCTTTAGCTGAATAGTTTAAGTTTTCTTTTGTCAAACGGAATCCCCCACTCTCATGTCCACATTGTGCTAAGAAGTGTGCTAATCTTAATGCCGAATCAATTTGAAACTTTTGTGCTACTGCAGGTATCATTGCGATAACTGCATCAGGAATATGTCCTTTTAGTTTTTCTAATTTCAAACCAGTAGAGTTAGCTACCGCTACTGCTTGTTGTTTTACTTCGGTATGCTCTTGCTCACCCATAATCATTGCCCAAGTCTTATCACCTACCATACCATCTGCTGTTAAACCATGAGCTGCTTGCCACATTTTAACTGCTTCTTCGGTTTTAGGTCCAAAGTTACCTACTGGGTCTAATTGTAATTTAACTTGAAGTTGTTTTACTTGTTCGTTGTTATCACCTTTTTTTAATAACATAATCTTCTTATTTAGGTTGTTCTTCCGTAACTTCTTTATTTCCTTGTCCGAAATCAATTACTTCAAAAACTCTTGTCTGAATTTTCTTAGTACCTTCGGCATTTGTTAATATGATTGAATTTTTGAACTTCTGCCAATTGATGACAAAAGATGTATCTAATACCCCACCATTCTCCTCTTTAACTAATTCGTTAAGAGCATTGATAGTGTAAAGTGAATTAGATTCTTTCTTTCTATGTATTAGGATTGTGTTTTCCAACGGAGTCTCCGGTTGGAATTGTGTATCTATATTGTATGTCACAAACAATTCCTCTAAATTGGACTTGTTTT